GCAGAATGATGATGCACTTGAGCAACCTGCAATTCAAAACAAGGCAGGTAATTTTGTGAAGGCATCTGCTGAGACTGCATCTGCAGGTCTTGGTAAGATTATTCTTGATGATCAACTTCGTGGTGCTGACCCTAATCCTGCAGGTGAGAACTCATACCCAATCGTTTCTTTGACTTGGATTCTTGCATACCCTGAGTATGAAAAGAATGAAGCAGTGAAAGAAGTCCTTCGTTATGCACTGACTCCTACCCAACAGGATAAGGCAGACGGTCTTGGTTATGTTCCTCTTCCTGAGGAGTTGAGATTGAAGGCACTTGAGGCAGTAGAAAGTCTCAAATAACTTACATACATAATATGAACTAAACAGAGACCCTTCGCAGGTCTCTTTTTTATGAACATTTATTTGAATCTAAAACCAAATAATTACGATGGAGAATCTGATCTCCTAACATTAGACTTGCCAAAGGATCATTTAGATGATATAATGCGTTATGTGCGACCGATTGCTGATAACACTAAGCAATCAGAGCACAAGATCCTAAAGGATCTTATTCAAGAGTGTGTGTTTACTATTTCACAAAGGAACTATGAGCGTAAGAATCGTAAGAACAAAAAACGGTGAGGATGTTATTTCCGACCTGTTCGAGGTAACTACTAAAGAAGATCCTGAGAAAGCAGTAGCATTTCAACTACGTTATCCTTATAATGTTTGGTTGGAGAACCGTGAGGAACCTGAGTTGCTTACGGAAGTTGAGGGGCAAGAACGTCTCAACAAAAACTCAAATCCCAATATTCGTTTTGAACCTTGGGCACCTCTATCAAAGGATAGAAGTATCATGCTGAAACTTGATGAAGTTGTCAGTGCATACGAAACTTACCCTGAGGTAGAAGAAAAGTACAACAAAATCGTGGAGGCAGAAAGTGGAAGAGGAAATGCTGCAACAGGAGCTTCGTTTGATCCTCCTCAAGGATCGACCCCAGTATCTGTTGGGTCAGATAACTGAACTAGACGAAGAACCTAGCATCTTAATCGAAAAATGCTATGAAGTGCTTGGGGATGAGGAGATTACTCCCTTTCCTAAGTACACAGAACAACGTGACTTGTTCTTGACAAGTGACCAGATCTTTACTATACTGGAACCGAGTCCCAAACTAGTAGAGATCTACAAGAATCAATGAGTTCATTCTATACGAACATCCAACTAGCAGGAGACACGATCCTTTATCGAGGATATGAAGACGGTGAACCCGTTCAGTTTCGTACACAGTTCTCTCCTACTCTGTATGTTCTATCTAAGAATGCAACTGAAGAATACAAAACCCTTGATGGTCGTCCAGTAGCACCGATGCAGTTTCAGACTGCACGAGAGGCACGAGACTTTATTAAGACCTATGATGGGGTTGAAGGATTCGAGGTGCATGGTTATGAACGGTTTGTCTATCAATACATTCGTCGGGAGTTTCCTAACGATGTAGAGTATGACATCAACCAAATCAAAATGTATGCGTTGGACATCGAGGTCCAGTGTGATAACGGTTTCCCTTCAGTAGAGGAGGCAGCAGAAGAAATGCTGTCGATCACCATCAAAGACATGGTGACCAAGAAATACTACTGTTGGGCAATGCGTGAGTTTGATCCCCCTGAGGGAGTTGAAGCAAAGATTTTCTGGACAGAAAATGAGTTGTTTACCGACTTCCTTACTTGGTGGGCACAGAATACTCCAGACATCCTGACAGGATGGAATGTCAACCTATATGACGTTCCGTACATTGCTCGTCGTGTAAATAGAATACTAGGTGAGAAGTGGATGAAGTCTTTGTCCCCTTGGAACCGTGCAAACGAACGAGAAGTCTATGTCCAAGGACGAAAGAATTATGCTTATGACCTTAGTGGGATCAATATCCTTGACTATCTTGACCTTTACCGTAAGTTTACTTATAGTAACCAGGAGTCATATCGACTCGATCATATCGCTTTCGTCGAGTTAGGTCAAAGGAAAGTTGACCATAGTGAGTATGAGAACTTCAAAGATTTTTATACTCGTGACTGGCAGAAGTTCATGGAGTACAACATTCAAGACGTTGAGTTGATCGACAAACTTGAAGATAAGATGAAGTTGCTTGAACTTGCCATCACAATGTCTTATGATGCCAAGGCAAACTTTGAAGATGTATACTCACAGGTTCGCATGTGGGATACAATTATCTACAACTATCTTACTGATAGGAAGGTTGTAGTGCCCCCTAAGAAGGGCGCAAGTAAAAACGAAAAGTATGCAGGTGCTTATGTCAAGGAACCGATTCCTGGATGCTATGACTGGGTGGTCAGTTTTGATCTTAATAGTCTGTATCCTCACCTTATTATGCAGTACAATATTTCCCCAGAGACCCTCGTCGAAACTCGACATCCAAAAGTTACAGTTGATCGAATCCTTCAAGAGGAACTAACTTTCAACGATGACTACTGTGTATGTGCTAACGGTGCTCAGTATCGTAAGGACATCCATGGGTTTCTCCCAGAAATCATGCAGAAGATCTATGATGAACGTACCATTTACAAGAAGCGGATGCTACAAGCAAAGCAATCCCTTGAACATGCCACCACACCTGCAGAAACCGTGGCACTACAAAAAGATATATCAAAGTTCAACAACATCCAAATGGCAAGGAAGATCCAACTCAACTCTGCCTATGGTGCCATCGGAAACCAATACTTCCGATATTACAATCTGGCAAATGCTGAGGCGATTACTCTCTCAGGGCAAGTCTCGATTCGTTGGATTGAAAACAAAATGAATCAGTACCTCAACAAGGTACTAAAAACTACGGACAAAGATTATGTTATTGCTTCTGATACTGATTCTATCTACCTTAATCTTGGTCCTCTGGTTCAAGGTGTATTCAAGGGCAGAGAGACGCCTACTAAAAGGGTTGTCTCGTTCCTTGATAAGGTGTGTAAGATGGAACTTGAAAAGTATATTGAGAGTTCTTATGAAACGCTCGCCAACTATGTCAACGCTTATGAACAAAAGATGATCATGAAGCGTGAGAACATCGCTGAAAAGGGTCTATGGACTGCTAAGAAGCGATACATTCTCAACGTGTGGGATAGCGAAGGTGTTCGCTATGAGAAACCCAAACTCAAGATCATGGGACTGGAGGCAGTCAAGTCTTCTACTCCTATGGCATGTCGTGAAGCGATTCGCAAATGCTTTACTGTTATCATGAACGAGACAGAAGAGGCAGCACAGAAGTTTATTGCAAACTTCAAGTCAGAGTTCTCATCGTTGCCTATCGAAGACATCTCATTCCCTCGCGGATGTAATGGGATAAATAAGTGGGCGAACCCGACTACTATCTACAGCAAAGGCACACCCATTCATGTTCGTGGTGCCCTGTTGTACAACTTCTACAACAAGAAGAACAAACTGACCCATAAGTATCCTCTGATTCAAGACGGTGAGAAGGTCAAGTTTGTGTACATGAAGACCCCAAACAAGATCAACGAGAATGTCTTGAGTTACCTTCAAACATTTCCGAAGGAGTTTGGATTGAACAATCATGTAGACTATGATCTACAGTTCTCTAAGTCTTTCCTTGAACCTGTCAAGGTTATCCTAGACACTATCGGGTGGAAACATGAAAAAGTCGCATCACTGGAGTTTTTATTTGCATGACAACTAAATATGTGGTATCATATCAAAAAGCATTTGGTATCCCTGACAAGAGAGAGCAATCTTTCGAGGAAGAATCAGAAGCAAAATGGTTTGAACGTGCCATGAAACGTTCTAACTTTATTACAACTATGACGGAGGTCAAAGAGTGAACTCATTTCTTAAGGATGTTGCAAGTGAAATTGATAATGAATATGCCAGTCTCGTCTCTGATGGTGTTTCGGCAGGAGATACTTGCGGTTACATTGACACTGGTTCTTATATCTTTAATGCTCTCTGCTCTGGAAGCATCTATGGGGGTGTACCAGGGAATAAGATCACTGCTATCGCGGGTGAGTCAAGCACTGGTAAAACTTTCTTTTGCCTTGGCATTGTTCAACATTTTCTTGAGTCTAATCCAGACGCAGGAGTGATCTACTTTGAGTCTGAGTCTGCTATTTCTAAGCAGATGATTGAGGACAGGGGTATCGATTCTACTCGCATGATGATCGTACCTGTAACTACAGTACAAGAGTTTAGGTATCAATCAATCAAGATCATTGACAAATATCTAGGACTCAAAGAGAAGAAACCTATGATGTTTGTTCTTGATTCTCTTGGTATGTTATCAACATCTAAAGAAGTAGAAGACTCTGAAGCAGGTAAAGAGACTCGTGACATGACTCGTGCACAAGTTGTGAAGTCTATCTTCCGAGTTCTAACTCTTAAGTTGGGTAAAGCAAATGTTCCTATGCTAGTTACCAACCATACATATGATGTGGTAGGTGCCTATATTCCTACAAAAGAAATGGGTGGTGGTAGTGGACTCAAGTATGCAGCATCGAGTATCATCTATCTGTCAAAGAAGAAAGAAAAAGATGGTAAAGAAGTAATCGGTAATATCATCAAGTGTAAGAATGCAAAGTCACGTTTAACAAAGGAGAACTCAGAAATTGAAACACGTCTTTATTACGATCGTGGACTTGACAGGTATTACGGACTACTGGAGTTGGGTGAGAAGTACGGAGTCTTCGAGCGTCGGGGCAATAGGGTTGTTGTTGGGGAATCTTCCGTTTATCCTTCTGCTATTCTTGCCAATCCTGACAAGTATTTCACCGAAGAAGTGATGCAGAAATTAGATGAAGCAGCAGCAAAAGAGTTTCGCTATGGCAACTAAACTTACAGACTATGTTAGAACGTATGATAACTTGGTTGACGCTGATCTTTGTCAGAGGATACTTGAAGCGTTTGGAAAATCCAACAGCGAGTATATTGATAGAGAGCAGCGACCTTCCTTCACGGAACTAAATCTCACAAACAGACTCAAAGCAAAAGATCCTCTTTGGTGTGATATCCATATCAAACTAGAGGATGCATTCGTTGATGCTGTTCAGATTTATATGAATGATCTGGAGTTAGGTCCAGACTTTCCTGCAAAATATTGTTTTGAAGAACTAAGACTAAAGTACTATCAAAACAATGGACATGATCAGTTCAAAGATCATGTTGATGTACAAGATTACAATAGCGCACGTCGCTTTCTTGTTTGTTTCTTGTATCTAAACAGTGTTGGAATGGGAGGACAAACCCATTTTCCAAAGTTGGACTGTACAGTTGAACCCAGATGTGGTAGAATATTATTGTTCCCCCCTACTTGGCAGTACAGACACGCAGGACTACCTCCTGAGTCCAACAACAAGTATATCGTCGGCACCTATTTGCACTATTTGTAATGTCACTTGAACTCACGATTCTATCGAATCTTGTATATAATGAGAAGTATGCTCGGAAGGTATTACCCTTCTTGAAGGTAGACTATTTTACTGAGAAACCTCATAAGATTCTCTTTCTAGAGATCCATGAGTATATCAGTCAGTATGATAATCTGCCCTCACTTAATGCTTTGTCTATTGAGTGTCAAGAAAGGAATGATCTATCTGATGAGCAGTTCAAAACTATCATAGAAACTTTAGATGTCATTTCCGATGATCCCTCAGACTACGATTGGATCGTTGATACTACGGAAAAGTGGTGTCAAGAGCGTGCGATCTACCTATCTCTTATGGAGAGTGTCAAGATTGCTGACGGTCAAGATTCCAAGCAGGATAAAGGTGCGATCCCCGCTATCCTATCTGAAGCACTTGGTGTATCGTTTGATCAGAATGTTGGTCACGATTACCTAGACAATGCAGGTGATCGATACGAGTTCTACCATCGCAAAGAGGATAAGATTCCTTTTGATTTGGAGTTCTTTAACAAGATCACCAAAGGAGGTTTACCTAACAAAACACTGAACGTTGCACTCGCAGGTACAGGTGTTGGTAAATCTTTGTTTATGTGTCACGTTGCTGCAGCAGCACTTCTCCAAGGCAAGAATGTTCTATACATTACTTGTGAGATGGCAGAAGAAAAGATTGCAGAGCGTATCGATGCTAATCTTCTCAACATTAATATCCAGAAACTTGCTGAGTTGCCTCGTATGATGTTTGAAAAGAAGATTATGCAACTAGGAAAGAAGACTCAAGGTAAGTTAATCATCAAAGAGTATCCAACTGCTTCGGCACACGTTGGTCACTTTAAGTCTTTGATTGCTGACCTTGCGTTAAAGAGAAGCATCAAACCTGATATTATATTTGTAGACTATCTCAACATCTGTGCCTCTCAGAGGTACAAAGGATCTATTGTAAACTCGTACACTTATGTTAAAGCGATTGCTGAAGAACTCAGAGGACTTGCTGTCGAAAGTAACGTTCCGATTGTCACCGCGACACAAACGACTCGCTCTGGTTTTGGGAGTTCTGATGTTGATCTCACTGATACGAGTGAATCCTTTGGTCTCCCTGCTACTGCTGACCTCATGTTTGCTCTTATCTCGACTGAGGAACTTGAGGGGATGAATCAGATTATGGTTAAGCAGTTGAAGAATAGATATAATGATCCGACTATGAACAAACGATTCTGTGTCGGCATTGACAGAGCGAAGATGCGACTCTATGATGTTGAAGATTCTGCTCAGACTGATATCGTTGACTCTGGTCAAGAAGATCTAGAAAAGAATCTAGTCAAACGTTTCACTTCCAACAAACCTTTCGATGCACTCTCCTATGATTGACTTTTTAAAATACGCACAGTTCGTCAATGCTGTGACTTCAAGTGAAAGTAAGAGTGGAGACGCTTTTACAGAACGAATTGCAGACCTGCACTATCAAGACTTTCCTACAGAAAGGATGTTGACTGCTGCACTAGGACTATCTGCTGAGGCAGGTGAGTTTACTGAAGTAATCAAAAAGATTATGTTCCAGGGTAAACCTGTCAATGAAGAGAACATGTTTCATTTGAAGCGTGAACTCGGTGACATCATGTGGTATTTTATGCAAGCATGTATGGCACTAGATGTATCTCCTGAGGAGATCATCGAAATGAATGTGGACAAACTAAAAGCACGTTACCCAGGTGGCGAGTTTGATGTTCACTTCTCTGAAAACCGTAAAAAAGGTGACGTATGATTGGTAAACTAGACCCAGATGAAAGGGTTCTTGCTGAAGCACAACCCATGCAACTCACATCAGAAATGATGCATGAGATTAACTGTCTTATGGCACATACTAAGAAGGATGGTTCCTATAACTGGTTACCTACTGATAAGTATGAGATTCAAATTGCAGGTACTTTTGCTGCAGACAAATTCATTGTTATCAAGAATGTGTCTAAGAATCCTTGGGTTCCTTCAGAACCTCACCCCAACTATGACTATGAAAAAAAGGAGTTTAAAAAATGATGCATTTATTTGCAATTAACCCAGTAGAAGCATGGAATGAAATCTCATGGGCAGACGCAGTGCCTTTTATGATTTGTTTGTTCGGATTGTACTGGACTAAAAAATGGATTGATCTTAGGTTCGCAAAGAAAGGATCTAAGATTGTATACAAAGTTAAGATCGTAGAAGATGAGAGGGGATAGACACTGGGATCCAGTAGAGGATCTTGAGAACGAACTCATCAACGAACTTAAAGATATCACCAAAGCACTTGGTGGTACTATGTGCCAGTTACAAAGGTGTAACAGCATGGGTAGACAAAGTAAGGTCATTCAGATAGAATACAATGTGGAGGAGACTAAACGTTGAGAAAACTATGGCGAATATGGGCAAAAGCACTTGGCGACAAATCTGGTAAATCTGACAAAGAGGCAGACTTTGTTGCTATAATTCGTACATTCATTTTCATTCAACTCGTAGTCACCAACTGTTTCATCGTTGCAGGTAACA